CGGAGCGACAGGAGCGGTTGTGGCGCTATCTCAAATCGTGCGAGACATCGCCTTCGACCAACGAAATGGCCGAAGCTCTCGGGGATCCAGCGCGCGGTTCCGGGGTGTCTCGGACGCTGGATGCACTGGAGGCTAAGGGGCTCATCAAGCGCACTCGGTATCGTGCTCGGTCCGTCGTTGCGCTGGACCCGACCGCCGATCTCTCCAATTTCACCACTGCCGATCTCGCGGCTGAACTCGCGCGGAGGCTGGCGCAGTGAGCGACCCAATCGAGCGCTACTGCCCGCGGTGCGGTGCGGAGCCGGGCTTGAGGTGCATCGGTTCCCGCGGTCAAGAGCGGCGCGCCTTTCATCGCGGCAGATGCGGAAGGCGCGTTCTTCACCCCATATTCGGAGAGCTGAAGCATACAACCGAAAGCCCTATTGAAAAGCTGCTCGTCGGGGCGTTGCTGGGCTGGATAGATCATCATGGGGCGGCAGCGTCCGTGAAGACGCAAGCGCCGATTGGACCGTTTCGAGCTGACATTCTAGTAGAGGAGGGAGGCCGCTCTCTCATCGTGGAGTGCGACGGCGCTGCCTACCACAATTCAAAGGAGAGCGTAGAGCGAGATCGTCGCCGCGACCGTTATTGCGCCATCAACGGCATCGCCGTCATGCGTTTCAGTGGGAACGAGATCAACGGGGATCCCCGCCGTTGCGCTGCCGAAATCGGCATGTGGATCATACGGAGATGAGCGCCCGTTGGTACAAGCGCTGCGGTGCCGACTTCATCCACGGCACGATGATGCTGACCCTCGAAGAGAAGGGCGCATACAGCCTTTGCCTTGACCTGATTTATGATCGCGGTGCGCCGATCCCGGACGATGCACGGTGGATTTCCGGCGTCTGTGGTGTGTCGATCCGTAAGTGGAATGCGATCCGCGAACGGCTGATTTCGCTCGGCAAACTGACCAGCCAGGACGGGCTTATCAGCAACTCCCGCGCCGATTTCGAGATACTTTCGGCTGATTTATCTTCGCGAGAACGCGCCGAAAGCGGAGCGAAAGGTGGGCGAAAGCGCGCCGAAAAAGAAGCCTCGTCTAAGGAAAACAACGACTTAGGCCAAGCTGAGCTTAAGCCTATAGATAAGATAAGAGAAGAGAAGAAAGAGGGAGAGACTACCGTCTCTCCTCGCGGACGGGCTCAGGGCCACCGGCTTCCAGACGATTGGGAACCAAGAACCTTCGGTTCGGACACCATCGCTGGGCAGATTGTCGCTGCTCGGGGGCACGATTGGGCGGTCCGGGCTCTCGAAAGTTTCCGGAACCATTGGCGAAGCGCGAACGGGCCGAACGCTCGAAAGCGCGACTGGCAAGCGGCATGGGCAAACTGGATCATCGAACAGGACAATCGAGATGGCAGACGAAATCACAGCATGGGAAGACATCAATCCCCCGATGGTCTCAGCCCCACAACGCGGGCAGCTCTCGACGTGTTCGGACCTTGATGCGCGAACCGTGTTCCGCAACGAGCTGACGGCCTGCCTGGCCCTGGTCGCTCCGGTCGGGATGACGGAGGAATCGCGCCGCGAATGGCTGGCGGTGGCGTGGGATACGCTCAAGGACATTGACCCGGGCGATCTGGCGAAGTGCGCCCGCCAGGCCCGGCAGACGTGCGACCATCCGGCCAAGATCGTTCCTGCGATCATCAAGGCCCGGAGCGAACTGAGGCCGTGGGAAAAATACAGCATGGCCGAACCGGAAACGAGGCCTGAGCGACTGATCGCGCCGAACTATGTCACGGCCGACGAGGCGGCGGAGATTCTTCGTGAGGTCGGGCTGAAACCGTCAACCTGATGGCGCGGGGGTGGGGATAAAGCGAAGGGGTGGGGAAATGGCGAGGAACGCGAAGAAGATTGATCAATCCAGGCAACGCCCGGACGAAACCTACCTGCAATGGCAATCGCGGCTTGCCCAGCAGCGCGACTTCGCGGCGGCGGCAAAACAGCCGTTGGTCACGCCGGAGGCCATGCGCCACGGAGATTACCATGACGGCTACACGGAGGTCGATGGCAGGCGGCGCGAGGTCAAGGTCAATCGCGGCGGTTCCACGATCAGCCGATGGATGAACGATCCGGATGCATTCGAGGACGGCGAGCGTGCGGCCATCCGTTATTGCCAGAAGATGTGGGCCAGGATCGATTACCACGGTCCCGCCGTCGTGGTCGTCGATAACGGGACGGACGGATGGTTCGAGCAGGAGGCACTTACCGAGCTTGCGTTCTTCAAGGTGAAGTTGCCGAGCCGCTATTGGGGGGTGTTCGAGAATATCTGCCGGTTCGAGCTTCCGTCCACCCGTCGCGACGACAAGACGGTGGTGACATTCGTTGCGGCGCTGATCGCGCAATGGAAGGGCTTGTAGCCTGTGCAGCTTTGTGCTATCAAGCTGCTGTCATTCGAATTGCGCCTTGAGCGCCAGTGCCCCGGCCCAACCCGCCGGGGTTTTTCATTTCAGATCCCCCGCTGCCGAGCCTCTCACGGCGAGCAACGGATAGACCGGCGCCACGACGCGCAACCCGTCAGCGGGGAGCCTACATGATCGACGGACGCGACATGGCTCCGGTGCTGTTCGCCGGACCGATCATCGACGCATGGAGCCGGACCGGCAACATCGGCCGAATGATCCGCGATGCTGTCGCCAACGCCAAGCGGGACAAGCGGATGGACGACGTGAACCTCTATCGCGCGATGGGGGATCAGCTCGCTGACTGGTACGGGCAGATCCGGTGAAGCTCGTTCACAATGCCGACAACGTTGCGTCGTTCACGATTGACGGGGTTTCGCTTGCCGATGCCTTGAGAGTCATGGCGGACGAGATCGACGGCGGAGACTATGGGGAAGCGAGACACGCGCTCGTCCTGATCGACACCCCGACCCAATTGTTCATGGAGAGCCGCGGAATCCCGTTCTCTAGATACGAGACAGCGGGCTTGCTCGCGCTCGCATCGCAGACGGTGTTCGATGATTAAGCGTATTGCGCTCAAGACACTCGAGATCGCCGCCTCCTGTTTTATCATTGCAATCGCCATGAGCACCATCGAATGCGGACTGATGTTCCGCGAGGCAAGACGGCGGGAAGCAAGGGGCGAATAGCGATGGCCGATAATGCGCTCGCTCCTGAACGAGATGAACGAGGCCAGTTCATACAGGGCTCTACAGGAAATCCCCTGGGCAGGCCGAAAGGCGCTCGCAACAAGCTTGGCGAGGCATTCGTCCAGGCGCTTCACGAGAGCTTCGATGCTCACGGACCCGATGCGATCCAGCGGGTGATCGACGAGAAGCCCGAGCAATACCTCAAGATCATCGCCTCGCTTTGTCCGAAGGAACTGAACCTCAACGTCAACAACGACGCGGAAGATCTGTCTGATGACGAAATCCGCGCCCGCATCCGATCTTTCGCGAGCCGAATTGCTCCATTCCTTGGCGGAGATGGAGCGCTTGGCGCAGGAGCTGAAGCGGAGGGAATCGAGGCAATCGCTACTCGCGTTCACTGAATACACGAACACGCTGTATCGGCCGGCAGAACATCACAAGCGCATTTGCGAAGCGTTGGAGAGCGTTGAGCGCGGAGAGTGCGATCGGCTCATGATCTTCATGCCGCCAAGGCACGGGAAATCCGAGCTGGCGTCGAAGAGATTCCCGGCGTGGGTGCTGGGCCGCGATCCGCGAAGACAGATCATCGCGGCAAGCTACAACAGCGACCTGGCCAGCGACTTCGGGCGCAACGTCCGCAACATCGTTGACGAGCCTGAGTTTCGCGAAGTGTTCCCGGGCGTGAGCCTGGCGACGGACTCTCACGCGGCCAACCGAATGAATACCAACCACGGGGGCGCATATGTCGCTGCGGGCGTTGGAACGGCGGTTACGGGCCGGGGTGCACACATCGCGCTTATCGATGATCCATTCAAGGATCGAGAAGAGGCTGACTCAGAGCGCAGGCGGGATGTTGTGTGGGACTGGTATCGTTCCACTCTCTTCACCCGTCTTATGCCTGGAGGATCGATTGTCCTCATCCAGACCCGCTGGCACGAGGACGACCTTGCAGGCCGATTGCTCGCCAGCGAGAGTGACTGGCAGGTTCTGGAGCTACCCGCGCTCGATGCTGACGGTAAGGCTCTCTGGCCCGAATGGTATGACGAGCGAGCTTTAGACCGGATCAAGAACACCATCGGGCCGCGCGAGTGGTCTGCCTTGTATCAGCAGAAGCCGCAACCCGACGAGGGCACGTTCTTCCAGCGGGATTGGCTGAAGGAGTGGGACAAGAGGCCCGCCGACCTCAACATCTACGGCGCATCGGATTACGCGGTCACGGACGGGGGCGGCGACTTTACGGTCCACCGCATATGGGGCGTTGCCAGCGATGGCACGATCTACCGCCTTGACGGGTGGAGAGGGCAGACCGCCGCCGATGAATGGATCGACCGCAAACTGGACCTGATCGCCAAGCACAAGCCTCTGGCATGGTTTGGGGAGGCCGGGGTGATCCAGAAGGCGGTCGAGCCGATGCTGAAGCGGCGGATGCAGGACCGCCGGATATTCTGCCGTCTCGAATGGATGGCGAGCATTCACGACAAGCCGACGCGAGCGAGAGGTTTTCAGGCCCGCGCGGCAATGGGCAAGGTCCGGGTCGAGCCGGGAGCGGACGTTTCCGAGTTCCTGAGCTTCCCCGCTGGCAAGCACGACGATGAAGTGGATGTGGCGTCCCTGATCGGGCGGGCCCTGGACATGGCGCATCCGGCGATTGTCCCGCTCAAGGGTCAGACGAAGCCTGACGACGATTACGGAATCGAGCCGCGCGAAGCGGACGACTGGAGAACGGTCTGATGACGGCATTCACCAAGCTGAACGGCTTTGTCGAGCATGTGGGCCAGGGCGTTCACAATCTCAACACGGGCGCGATCACGGTCGCCTTGAGCAACACGGCTCCGGGTTCCGAATCGACTCCGCCGACCGGAGCGGCTTCGGCGTGCATTCTCGCGAACGTCACCCAGATCAGTTACACCAATCTCAGTTCTCGCGTCTTCTCCGGCACATCCTACAGCCAGAGCGCGGGGACCGGAACGTTGGCGGCAACCGATCTCGTGCTGACCGCATCGGGGGCTGTCGGACCGTTCCGCTACGTTTACATCTACAACGACACCCCGACATCTCCGGCTGACCCGCTGATCGGCTATTACGATTACGGATCATCGATCAGCCTTGCTAACGGCGACACGTTCACGGTCGATCTGCCCGGAAACATTCTGACGCTAGCCTAATGGCGATCTCGTTTGTCGGCAGTCACGTCGGCACGCACGCCGCCGTTTCCGCGCAGACGGTCAACTTCTCCAGTTTGCTGAATGAAAGCGGCGCTGCGCCAACGCTGCAGTTCGGCGATGTCGTGTTCGTCGCGGTCGAGAACGCAAGCACCGTTAATCGCACGAGCGCTGGCGGTGCCGATGTGCTCGTGCCGTCCGGCTATACGGGGATAGGCTCGCACGATTACCGCGACGACAGCAACGATTCCAACTTCCGGGTCTCCTACAAGATCATGGGAGGGACGCCGGACGCTTCGGTTGCCATACCCGCTTCCAATGCGACCACGGCTGGTGTTGCCTACGCGATCTATGTCTTTCGCGGGCTCGACCTCAACGCGATCCAGGACGCGACGGCGGTTGTTACCGGCGGCATCGACACCGGCATAGCGAACGCGGCCGCGATCCTTCCGGTGACGGCGGGCGCGTGGGTCGTGGCCTTTGCCGGGGCTGCGGTCGCTGCTGGCGCGGTGTTCACCAACCCTGCGGGGATGGACTCGACCACCAATCACTTCCGGTCGGCGACGATCACTTCGACCACCAATGACGCCAATATAGGCGGCGCGATCTTCTCGGGGTGGACGAGCGGCTCGTTCGATCCGGCGGCATTCGGCGGCTCGACTTCGACCAACACCGGCTCATGGTCCGCCGTCACTCTCGCGCTCAAGCCTGCGGCGGCGGCTCCGGCCAACACGGTCGCGATCTCGAATAACGCCAACACGGCGGTCGTCCACGCCGGGTCGGGCGTTTACTGGATCGAGAAGACGGCGGGTTCGGCCGCTTACGATGCGAGTGCCGTGTCGGCGATCGTGCTCGGCTTCGATTTTACGCTTCGCTTGAAGCCGCTGGTTTACGTCAACGATGCGCTGCTCGGGGTGAACAGCGATCCGCTGACCAACAATGATTACGCCAGCATCGACTTCGCCTTCGACATCGGCTCACTGACAGCGGCGAGCATCTACGAAAGCGGCGGCCAAGTCGTTTCTGGCAGCTCCATATCGACATATTGGTGGATCTGGCGGACGGGAACGACGCTCGGTTACGGAACCGGGGCTGATTTGGCGACGGCCCGGGCCAGCCCGCTCAGGACGACGACGAGTTCGGCCAATCTCGCCTTCGACAGCGCCTTCTTCGCGGTCGGGACGCGGCACGGCGTTCTTCTGACCAAGGCGCTGCCGGTTTTGACTGCGGCAGCGGGTTCGCTCGCTCTAACGGGCTCGTCCGCGAACCTGAAAGCGGGCAGGCTTCTATCCGCATCTGCCGGAAGTTATGCGCTGGGCGGTTCGTCGGCCGCGTTGCACAAGGGATTCAAGCTAGCCGCGTCCGCGACATCGTTTGCTGTCGCTGGCTCGGCTGCGAACCTGCCAATTGCGCGCGGGCTGGCGGTCTCGTCTGGATCGTATTCGGTGTCAGGCTCAGCGGCCACCATGCCGGTAGCTCGCTATTTCGGGTCTGCATCCGGAGCATTCGCGCTCAGTGTGTCGGATGCGGCTTTGCCGGTGTCGCGTATTCTCGGGGCCGACGGGGCGGCATTCGCGCTGAATGGATCGGACGCCAGCTCGACTGTGGCCCGGCTGCTGGCTGCTCAAAGCGGTTCATTCGCCGTGACGCCAGCGGATGCGAGCGTCGGACGGTCATATGTGATGGCCGCAACGTCTGTGGATTGGGTTTTGTCGGGGCTGAGCGCGGCCTTTCTTGCGGCCTACAAGCTTCCAGTCGGCAAGGGCGCTTTCGAGCTGGCCCAGAGCGCGGCGAAAATGACGAAGGATCGGCCCTATCTCCGCGCCCGCCGCAACCGGCGGCGTGACGCCTACGGGCCGAATTACAACAGAAGCGTGAATGTGAGGGAGGGTTGATTGGCCAACGCGACCGACGAACCTCTCTCGAAATACGTCCGCCAGTTCGAAGAAGCCGAAAGGCAGTCGCTGACCGGGCGGCGCGAATCCGAGAAGGCCCGCGACTATTACGACGGCCGGCAGATCGACGCGGAACAGGAAGCCGCGCTCAAGAAGCGCAAGCAGCCGATCATCCACGAAAACATCATCAAGGAGAAGGTCGAGACGCTGTGCGGGATCGAGCGCCAGGCCCGCGTCGATCCGATTGCCTATCCGAGAGTGCCGCAGAAGGAACCGGACGCCAACGCGGCAACCGACGCGCTGCGCTACGTCGAGCAGGATCAAGACCTCGACATCAAGAAGTCGCGCGTGTTCGAGAACATGCTGATCGAGGGCTTGGGCGGCGTCGAAGTCACGGTTCGCCAGCTCAAGAGCGGCACCATCGATCCGCTGGTCGTGCAGATTGCATGGGACCGGATTTATGCCGACCCTCATTCCTGCGAGGCCGATTACAGCGATGCGTCCTATACGGGCTACATCACATGGATGGACGCCGACGTTGCGCTGAAACGGTGGCCGGACAAGAAAGACGTTATCGAATCGACGATGCAGCGCGGCACATCGGCCAGCGCCGACACGTTCGACGACAAGCCCAAATGGTCGGTTTGGTATGACAGCAAGCGCCGTCGAATCCGGATCAACACCCATTACCATCTCGAGGATGGTGTCTGGAACCGCTGCGTCTTCACGCTCGCCGGGGAGCTTGAGGAATCCGCGCCGTCCGTCCTGATCGACGACGAAGGTAATCCCGAGAACCCGCTGATCCTCCAGTCGGCTTATGTGGATCGCGACAACGACCGCTACGGGATCGTTCGCGACATGATCCCGCTTCAGGATGAGGTGAACAAGCGCCGGTCGAAGTTCCTGCACATGGTCAACTCGAACCGCTGGCGCGTGTCGCGCTCGGTTGGGCAGGACAAGGGCGCTCTCAAGACGGAGCTGGCCAAGCCCGACGCGATCCTGATCGCCGAAGACGGAGAAATCGGCAGTCTCGACCAGTCCGCGAAGGACAACGGGCAATTCACGCTGCTCCAGGACACGCGGGCAACGCTGAAAGGCAATATCGGGCCGAACGCTTACTTGCAGGGCAAGGCCGGGGAAACGCAATCCGGAAGGGCGGTGCTGGCCCAGCAGCAGGCGGGCATGACGCAGATGACGCCGCTGCTCGACAACCTGCGGCACTTCACCATTCGTCTCTATCGGCAGATCTGGAACCGCATCAAGCAATACTGGAATGCCGAGCGCTGGATCAGGGTGACGGACGACGAGAACAACGTCCGCTTCGTCGGGCTGAACCGTCCGCCGCAGATCGACCCGCAGCGAGCAATGATGGCCCACCAGCAGATCGAGATGGCGAAATCGCAGGGCCTCGATGAAGCCACGGCCCAGCAATACCATTCGCACGTCGAGCAAATGTCGAAGCCGCAGAATGTGGTCGGCGAGCTGGACGTGGACATCGAAATCGACGAGATCAACGAGACCCCGACGCTCCAGGCCGAGCAGTTCAACGACCTGATGCAGCTTGTCGGAACCGGCGTGTTCGGAATGCCGGTGCCTCCGGAGATCGCGGAGCTGATCGTCGCCGCGTCCAACTTCCGCGACAAGCAGAAGCTGTTCGATATCGTCGAGAAGATGAAGCAGGCCGCGCAGCAGCCGAACCCGATGCAGGACATTGCCTTGCAGGACGGACAGGCGACGGTGGCTGAGAAGAAAAGCCGCGCGATGCTGAACGTCGCCAAGGCTCAGAAAGAGGGAACGCCGGACGCCCAGGCTCCGGGCGATCCCGCCGCCGCTCAGGCGGACGTTGAGGAAACCCAGTCGCGCACGCTGTTGAACATGGCGAAGGCGCGGCACGAGGCCGCAAAGCCATCGATCGAAGGATTCAAGGCGGCGCAATCGCTGCCGCCAGCAGCTTAAAGTTCCACGTCGCGATGACGTTGAAGGTGTCGCCGACCTACGGGCGTTGAGGGTCGCCGCCGTATCGGGCGAATTGAGGGCAACATGGATAATCTTGACGACATCCTGAAAGGGAATGACGAACCGGAAGCCGTGGCTGAAACCACGCCGGAGCCGGAGACGCCGCAAGCCGAGCCTGAGAAGGCGGAGCGTCCACGCGGCCCCGATGGCAAGTTCATTCCCAAGGGCGAAACAGAGCCGGAAGCCCCGGTAGCCGCGCCGCCTGCGGCTGAGGAACCCGCGTCAACAATTCCCGAATCTGCCCTGATCGGAGAGAGACGGAGACGACAGGAAGCGGAAGATCGCCTGCGAGAACTGGAGCGCAAGCTTCAGGTGCAGCAGCCGCAGCCGCAACCGGAAGTCCCCGATGTGTTTGCTGATCCCGAAGGTTTCTACGGGCACATCCAGCAGACGATTGTTCAGGCAACGCTCAACGACCGGCTCAACCTCTCGGAAGAGATGGTAAGGCAGTCGGCGGGCGACGAAACCGTGAACGCGGCGCAGGAGTGGGGGCGCGAGCAAATCGCCTCCAATCCGATGTTCGCTCAACAGTTTTACAGCCAGCGCAATCCCTACGGCTATCTAGTCAGCGAATACCAGCGGCACACGTCGCTGCAAAAGCTGGGCAATGATCCGAAGGCCATCGACGACTATCTCGCATGGAAGGCCGCGCAAGCCGCCGCTCCTCCTCCCGCTCCCCCGGTTCCCGAAACGCTTGCCAACGCCCAGAGCGCACGAGGCTCTGTGCAGGCATATGAACCGCCTTCCCTGGAAGAGATTCTGAGGAAGTAACCCAACCCGATTCCACGCCGTGAGGCGTCGAGTCCCAGTGCCCCTTCGGGGGCCAGAAGGAAACCTTACTAATGGCACAGACTGCCGCAGCTACTGGGCTTACCCCCCAGCAATGGGACGATAACTTTTTCGTCGAGTACATCCGCAACAACCCGTTCAAAGCCTACATGGGAACGGCCGAAACCGACATCATCCAGGTCAAGCGCGACCTGACCAAGAAGAAGGGCGACAGCCTGACTTACGCCTTGGTCAACCGCTTCACCGGATCGGCCAACGACGGCACCTCGAAGCTGGAAGGCAACGAAGAGGCCGGAAAGAGCCGCTCTCACAAGCTGACTGTCGCACTTCGCCGCAACGCCTTCTCGACCACCGAGATGGAAGAGCAGAAGTCGGCAATTCCGCTTCGTGACGCCTTCAAGGCGCAGATGAGGCAGTGGGCCGTCGGGCAGGACATTCAGCGCGTCGTCGATCAGCTCTATTCGATCAACGGTGTCGCCTATGGATCTGCGACCGAGGCCCAGAAGGATGCGTTTGTCGATGACAACCTCGACCGCATCCTGTTCGGAGCCGCCAAATCGAACGTTTCGACATCGGCTCCTGCTGGTGGCGCGACGAACGACCATTCGGCGTCGCTGCTCAACATCGACGGCACTGCTGACAAGCTGACCGCTTCCGCCCTGTCGCTGATGAAGCGTATCGCGCTGTCGGCCAGCCCGAAGATCATGCCGGTCATGGACTCGGGCAACAACAGGCGCCGGTTCGTCGTGTTCGCGCATCCCCTGTGTTTCCGCGATCTGAAGAACGATCCGGTCATCACGCAGGCCCAGCGCGAGGTGAACCTTGCCGAGCAGAACT